CACCATCATTTCTTACGCACCAAACTATTGAATATGGCTCTTGTTGATATGACATATCAATAATACCACTATTTGAAATATGATCTGCAAGAATAGTTAAGTCGGGAGCTGTATAACCATCTGTATCAAAGTTATAAGCTAACTCTCTAATTTTTCTTTTAGCTCTTTGTAAAAATATTGTGGCGTTTCCAATGGATAAAGCATCAACACCAGAAGATCCATAATTCGATTGTTTTCTAATATTAATATTTGTAGGAGTAATTGCATCTTGAGCTGCACCAGAAGATACAGCGTACTCGCCTCCAGTTGTCATTACAATTAAAGTTCTTGTGGCTTTCATAGCCTGGATAGCATTAACTTGATTTGATGCAATAGTATAAACCATTGCGTTATCATCATTACTTCCAGATGTCATGTTTTCGTAATCTCCAGATTTTGAGAAAAACATTGTTTGTGGTTGTTGAGATGTACCAGCAAAAACTAGACGCTGCTCAAAAAATGAAACGCAGCGTGGATGACCCGTCACAGAAGAGAAAGCTCCTAAACTCCAATTTGAAACAGCGTTAGTATTATCAAAATCACTTTTTACTTCTGCTGTGACAGAGGTAGTAGAACCAAAGGCAGTTATTTTTGCATTACCATTTGAAAATTTTATTAATCGATTTACATCTGCAGAAACAAAAGTAGCAGCTGAGGCAGTAATTGTAATTGAGGATCCAGTAGTTGCGGATGGGGTCATTGTGGTAGATGTGGTGTTGCTGTCT